CTGATAATACTTCAGGATTGCAATACCCGCCAATATATTTTTTGCCGGACAGAATAAGTCTTCTCTTGAGAAACCAGTCAGCCACTTTGCAGTAGAGGGCATGACTTGCATCAAACCAATGGCTCCTTTTGGAGATACTGCATTTGGTCGCCACCTGCTCTCCACTTGTATTATCGCCTTTACGAGGCCAGGGTTGGGATGGTTGTCTTTCACTATCTCCATAAGCTGCTGCCGACTCACGGGATTGAAGTTCTGCGATCCTGTGCTTAAACTCTTCGGTAGAAAGCAAACCAATAGGATCAAGACGATCAGCACTGAGTATGTTCCCTTCTCTGATGATTTGTGCCTGTAAATTCCGCTTCTTATGTTCTTCATGTCTTTCCTCCCTTATGCTCGCAAAAGAGTGGAGAGGTTTCAACCACTTCTTTAACGGGTAATAAGAACGACCCAGGCATTTAGGACATTCTTCTCCAACAAACAAAACGTCATCTTGTAAACAACAATTGGCATTATTTACCGTAATCATTTTTCTGCCTCCCAGGCATCAATGAGATATGATGCGGACATATCGGCAACATGAACTAAAGCAACCAGTTTGTTTTCTTTAAAAGCTTGTCGTTGTGCAAAGCCTGTAGGATAATTGAAGTGTGTTCCAGGTTCTGATGCTCCGAGATGCCATCTGATTGCAAGAGCTTCTTGATCCGATAACTGCATATATTTGGAAATTATGTAAAGAGATTTTTCTCCGTGACCTAACGGAAGCTGTTCTTTAACTCCCCAGACTTCTACTTCATGCCATTTACCGTCAATCTTCTTGTTCCTGATTTCTTTTACATAATAGTTTGCTTTGCAGACATCATGAAACAAGGTACAGATAGCGATTGTTTCCGGTTCAAAATTAAGATCGAATGTTTCATTCAGTTCTCTGGCAATGTCAAGAACACTGAGACTGTGATGGATTAATCCTTTCTCATAAGCACCATGAAACATCGTTGATGCTGGTGCTTGGAAGAAATCTGTTGATTCCAGATACTCCATAAACTTTTCTTTACCTGCTCTCTTGATTATCCCTGCTTCTTTATAGAAATCTTCTTTACTTCCCATCTTCTTCCTCCTCCTGAGTTTTAGACTTCTTGTTTCGTGGATGAAATTTAATTTTTTTCCAATTTTTTACCAAAATCCCTCATTTCCTTGGGAAAGATAGAAATGAGCTTATCATTGACTTTTACTGACCAATAACCTGGAGCACAGCATGAAGCAATAAAAACAATACTGTCTGGAACTCCATGTTTAGCAACAACATAGTCCCAAGCTCTTTGTGAAGCTTTATCCTGCGGTCTTTTCTTGTGCAGAGTCGGCATTCTGTTTCTCCATAGCATAAGCAGATGCAGCAATGATTTTGAGGGTGTTTATGCTTTTATTCAAAACTCTTTCGTCATCTGGTGCTACTTTTCCAATTAAAGTTTTTAAATCATCAATAACCGGAATCAATGCTTGTTTTAAAGTGCTAAAACTATCTTCGGACATTTTCTCTTTCTTGTTCATGTTTTGCTTCCTCCTTATATTCTTTTTCTTCATCGGATTCGTAATGTGGAAACAGAGTGCTTATTTGTCCTGGTGCTGCTTTAAGCAGATTAAACCAATAAGAAGTTTCTATATTGGCTAGTTTAGGATATCTCCATTTATTTTCCTCCATCCATTGAAAAAGCACATCGTTTTGCATATGTAAAGGGGCTTCTTCTAATCTTTCTTTCAGTATGGTTAAATGATGTTTTAATGGAGTTCCTTTCTTCTCTAATTCCAATTCCTTTTGCTCTTTTCTTTTTACCAATTCAAAATAATTGATTGTCATTTTTCTTTTTGCAGCTCTATCCAGATTATTTGGTAGATATTGAAAAAACCGACTATCACATGACCAACCATTTAATACACTTGTCCAATTATTCATGTTTCCTTCTTTCATAAGTTTCTCCATATTATTTCACTGTCTAAAGCAAATTGACCAATATCTAATTGCTGAAGTATCAAAGCCTGTTTTGCTCTATCAAAAGCTTTATACCGATGCTCAGTAACAGCAACCCGAGCTGTGCCTGCTCTTTTATCTTCAGAGGGTCGGCTAAGAGTTAATTGTACATCTACATGAGCTAATTTACCTATCCAACCCGAAGAATCTCTGTCATCAACATCTGGTTTTCCTAAACCTCCTCTATTAACCTGTCCTACTGTGAATAATGTACAATGATGTTTTTGAGCCATTGCTACTGCTTCTTTCCAAGTATCATCAATTTGCATATATGATTCTTTTTTTGAAAGAGGTTTTAAAATATCAACATAGTCAATAAGAATAATATCAGGGATGAATTCCAATTTCTGCTCTAATTTATGTAAATGGGTCTCAATATCATGCAAACTTGCGGAAAATCGAGGGTATGTTTTTATTTGTATGCCATCTCCATACATTTTTTGAATGGCATCTATTTCTTTTTTAACAATCGGTTGTTTATATTGCCGCTTACCTATGCTTTCAAACCATGTTTCCACTTTGTAATCTTTCAATCCTTGTTCTCGGCAATATGTGCAAGGACGGTATTCCATATCTACATCATAATGAGGAACAACACCATTTCTTTTAAGATTTATTCGGTTGGTTCTTTCTTTTCGTTCACAGGAATTGTCTTGGTTATATAAACAATCAAAAACGGGATAGGTACAAGTTTCTTCAGATTCCCTATTTCCCAGAGCTGTTAGCCTTTTAAGTAGCCTATCATTTACATATTTTTCAGACATTTCTAAGGAAACAATGAGGGATTTGAATTTTTTGAAATAGGCTTGCACTGCTACTTCTAACAGAAACCAAGAATTATGAACAATGATGTCATTAGAAATGAAATTATGATTATTTTCTATTACTAAATCATAGGTTTCTTTTTCACCTATGCAAGTAATTTCTACAATTTCATCCCATAAAATATCATCAGTTAATAAATTTTGAAGTTTTTCATTATCAGGATAACAAACCGTAATTTGAGATAATCGTGATCGACTAATTTTTCCCTTCTTTTTAAAAGACTGTCCTACAGCATTGGATTTCCATCGTAATTCATAAGGAATTATTTCTTTAATAACTTCAAAAGGAATAGCTTCAATGTTGCTCTTAGCACATCTTTTTTTATTTAGATTTTTTATTATGTTTTCCGCCCTTTCTTGTTTTTCAAATAAAAAACCAATTTCTGATAAATATCTATTTACGTTAATAGTGTCTTGAAATTCTAATTCCCAAGAATAGAACCCTTTGAAAATATTTTTTTGTATTGCTCCTATTATTCCAAATCGTAACAAAAGATGCTGTACTTGATATACAAGTTTTTTGCTTGCTGAGGAATAACTAACGGCAATATTATTTTTAACTTGGAAAACAGACCCGTCACAAGTGAACAAAACAGATAAAAAAACAGAAAGCATTTGGTTGTTTAATTGGAATACGAAATCCGGAATTGTTTTTTCTTTTGATAATTTTTGATGCAGCCCTAAACTTGTGATCCATTTTCTTGTGTTGGATCCCCCAACACGTCCTCTGCCTTCTTCTTCACAAATAACCCGCACAGTCATTTCCGATTCTTGCGTTATTTTGTCTCCCATCATTTTAATACAGTTTTTAAAATCTTTTTGTATTCTGCTACATTTATTAGTAAACGTATAACTACCATTACTTCGAAAACACCCTTCTGCAATTAAATAAGCCAGTATTTTTAATCTATATTCGGGGTATCTTTTTGTTCCTAAAATAGGGTATCTTCTAGGAACTGCTATATGGTTCCCTACAAATAATTGACTTAGTGGCAACCATCCTTTAGAAGAATAAAAAGGATGATCTATGGTTACTTCTGTTTCTCGACCTGTTCGGGTTTTCACTTGATAAACCCATTTAACACCTTGTTTTACAACATCTAAAACCTTATTAAAAACAAAATTATCATGTTCATTTTTGCTCACAGTGAAATCTTTATTTTTAATAATTGTTTCTATAGGTTTTATAGCCCCATCAGACATTGTAATTAAAGAACCTTTAATAAGGCATTTTCCGGTTTTGAAAGGAGCCGTTAGAGCCACAGTCCAACCACGTTCTATTTTACCGATTAATTCTCCTAAAGCACCATTCAATTTCAAATAATCCCGGTCATCATCAAAAAAGACATCCATTATTTTTCTTGGTTCAAAAGGAGAACAAAAACCTTCTGTTCCTATGGTTATTTTTTTATAACCGGTCATTATTTCTTCCGCTTCTTCTACTCTATCCATAACAAGAAGACTTTGCATTTTGACAGAATCAATCTCCAATGCCCGTTTCTTAAAAAACCTAAAAGCATTGTCTTGAACATAGTCAATATTGATTTCACCACTTTTTTCGTATCTTTTACTTATTTTAGACAGGTATATCCCAATAAGTTCTTTATTTTCAGGACCTAAATGTTCGGATTCTATATTATAAATATCTTCAATACATTTTCCCGGAGCTTCTTCGTATTGTTCAAAATAATCAATGCACCATGCTCCTACATATTTAGCAATGAAACTTTGGAAGCTGTCTGGAGTATATAAAGGTTTTATTTCTGTTAAGAATTTGGTTGAAGTGATCATTCCGGTGACAATTTGTTCTTCTATCGTTGAATCTATCAAAGTGCGCTTGATTGTCATTCTAAATCCTCTCTGTAACGTCGGGAGTAGTGTCTTCCTTCAATTTAAATCTTGTTTATGAAGAAAGACTCGTCTTAAAATAGATCGTGCGGCTACCGTCAATTTTACCGCATTGCTTTTTCTTCTTTTAGAAACTTCGGAAATTTTGTAGTCAGAAGATTTTCCGAAGCAAGGAAGTTTATTTCAAACTTTTCTAATAAACCACCATTTCTGCTTATTTCATTATCCCAAAAATGAATCAAAGCTTTTGCAAGATATAGAACAGGATCATTTGTAATCCGGTACATGCGACAATGTTCCTCATTGATGGTTAACTTGTCTTTGTTTGTTTCCGAAAAAGCTTTTAACTTTAGACCAGAACGTATGATTACGTTCCGGTCTCTCATAGAATAACTTCCGTTTATCTTGTAAGAAAAGGTTTTTTTGTACCAATCTGTTAGCAGCTTCGTAACATTTGGCAAATCATCTTTTAATAAAAGCTTACTATTATTGGTTGTTTTAACAAGAGGTTGGGCAATGCAGATCAGGAATTCACTTTTTGTTTCTTCTATGGTAGAATACCGATTAAAAAAGAAGTTAGACAAGGTTATGCTTTCTAAATAATCCTTATTAGTCGGTAAATAGTTTATGTTTTTTCTTCTAGATTTGTGAAAATCAATGGCAGACTTAATGTCTTTTACGGAATATTTTTGATTAGTGTAAGGTTTAAAAGTTGGTTCTGTGTAGTCAGTGAACCTTGTTCCGTTCAAAACATTATTTATGTCTTTTACAGCATCTCTAAAACCTTTTGTAGATTCTTTGGGTACTTTAAAACCGAAACTTTTCCAGTAATCAATCACTTCTTGGACAGCAGAAGAAACAACAAGAGGTGGTTGTTTCTTTTCTTTTCTAAAAACAGGAACAAGGTTTGTTTTGTCTCTTTTTATTATTTCTCTCTTTGATAGGATTATTATTCTTTTTTTCGTGGGAACGAAGTTCCCACTTATCACGGAGTGACTTACACTATTTTTTTTATCTTCTATGTCTTTTATATGCTCATTCATCCGCATTAGGCTGCCTAAGTCATCCGCATTAGGCTGCCTACTTTCCTGTGCGCTATTTCTGCCTAAGTCATTTGCATTAGGCAGCCTACTTCCCTTTCTACAACAAGAAATTCTAAGATCAGATTCGTCTTTGATGTTTTTATGGATTGTTTTGTAATTAGGATTAATTCTAATTGTCCTTGTTTTTCCATCAAAATGAATTAATTCTACATACTCTTGTTTTATTAAAGAAGAAAGAGAGGCGCTTATTGTGTTAGGAATGACATCGAGACAGGATGCCAAATAAGCATTACTTGCGGTACAGTGTTTTTTACAATGATCAAGTCCATTTATCACTGAAAATAAAAGCAGACTTGTCCTATCTAAATTTTTATTTAGACCAACTTCTACATCTATATGAAAAAACCGCAAATAAGATTCATGTTTTTCATTTTCTTCTGATTCCATGCTGTACCTCATTTCAAATCGTATTTTTCTTTTACTACTCTTCGGATTAAGTCAAGATAGGTTAAAGTTTTGTTTTCTTCAACGGACTGAATTCGGGCAAGTCTTTGTAACTGTTCTTTCCAGCCCTTTGTGATTGAAATGTTTATAGCTTCTTTAGCATCATCTAATTTAGGTCTCATGATTTTCTCCTTTTCTCATTATCTGTATAATTTATTTATTTGTCTTTGTCAAGTCTTTTTACAGCTTCAAATCTCTCCGCAAAGCCCGAACATCAGCATCAGACATATCATCCGGGTCACCTGATGATAATTCTAAAACTTCAACAGAAGGAACAATAGCGGCAAGATCATGAGCAAGCTTGTAAGCCATTTCCGAGGCATCTGCATCATAAAGAACAAATGCTTTTTTAAGACCACGTAATAATTGCAGTTGGGAATGGGTATATTGTTTTCCGAATGTACAAACAGCACCGTCACCAATACGCCAAACATCAAGAATACCTTCTACAATAACAGCTTTGTTCTGGATAACTGTGTCTAAATTGTATAAACAAGATTTTACATCTTTAATGGATGTTTCTGGAGCAGAGTTTTTATAGGAAATAGCAGCTTTCTTAGTAAAATCTCTACCAACAAAAGACATGATCCTGTTATTTATGACAATAGGGATGATAATTCGATGTTTGTAATCTCCGATAGGACCGGTTACTGAAAGATCATACTGCTTAATTACTTTTTCCGGATCATATCGTCTGCTTTCTAAGAAAGATAAAGCAGTTTCTGGGAACGTTTTTGTTGTTCCTATTGGGAATTTTACTTTTGAGGAATATTCTTTTTCTCTCGGAGTATAAGCACCTCCTTGGAAATCTTCAATTACTCGGAAGACTTCTTTGTTAGAAGTCGTTCCGTCTATTGTTTGAATGAGTTTCCAAAGATTACCTGTTTCTCCGCAAAGATAACAGTTAAAGGTTTTTGATTTAAGATTTATCCCCAGGTGATTGCTCCTATCAAGACAGAATTGGCAATTTATTCCCACCCATCCTTGACTTACGTTTTTTCCCGATGAATAATATCTGACATTTCTACTTTGAAGATACGAGAGAACATCGAAGGTTTCTGATTTGATCATGGAAAACCTTTCTTAACTAAAAATGAACAGAGAGTGAGGGGAGGGAAAGTCCCCGCTCTCTGTTCACCGACAAGAGGAAATGGAGGTAATCAAAACCTCTCGTCTAAGGGTCTACAAATCCCAACTATCTCGAATCCTAATAACTTTAGGCATTCTGGGAGCTTCTATACTACCATATTTTTGGTATTTGATTGTGGCTATTTTGCCAATGAAACTTTCTCTGTTGTCCCAAATCTCCTGTTTTTGTTTATCATTAAAACCTCGTCCAGCAGAAGCTTTGGATGGTTTATTCCATCTAACAGATTGAAGCACAAACATTCCGAGAGTTCCTTTCGGATGACGATTTGCTTGGTGAGATGAACGGTGACTTAAACCTCGTGAATCAGTTATTTTCTCATTGAGGTTAGCCATTTGCTCTTCAAGACCAATAATTTCAGCATCACATTCCTCAAAAGGTTTTCGTTTGAAAATATTCATTTCTCGGAGAGTGCATCTTCCTTCTTTGTATCTACCGTTAAGAGAACGAATCATGGCTCCCTCATATCCTTTATCAACCATCTCTTGTTCAAAAGAGATTACTTCATCAGAAGTGTGAAGGAGTCTTTGTTCTAACACTACAAGTCGGGTATTAGGGGAAATACGTTCACTGTATAGTGAGTGATAGGAATCCAACCATCTGTCTTTATAAGATAAATCCCCCATTTTCCATAAATCAAAAGCAAATAATGTGAAGTCAGGCTCTCCATCAAATCTACGAATTGGACCTGATGTGCGGTGAAAAACGTCATCCTCTTCATTTTCTTTATAAGGTTTGCCTACAACAATCTCTCCATCAAATCCGTGATATATAGGGTTTCTAAGTGTTTCTGCAACAAAACGATTTGAAAAAGGTTTCATTGATGAAGTAAGTCCTCCGTCATCACCAACAATACATCTGAAACCATCAAGTTTAGGACTTCCTACTAAAGGAAAGAGCAATGTTTTAAGTTCTGAATCTAAAATAGGATCAGTTGGTGCTTTCATTACACGCCTTATGGACATGGTATCTCCTTTATATCTAAATGATCTACTTTCATTTGTGCCAGTTCTTCTTCCAGTTCTCGCACCCTCTTCTTGAGGGCACTGATCTCTGCGTCTTTTGCCCTACCACCTGATCATATGTTACGAGTGCCATATTTTCCTTTCATATCCAATTATTGTCGAGGTGCAGGCAAAATCTCTCACCCCAATGATCAAGTAAAAAGGATGAGACTGGTCAAAGAAGTCCACCATAATTAGTTCCTTTTTTGTAGTAGTTTTTCTAAGACCTCGACCAATACTCTGAAGAGTTGAAATTTCTGAAGTGTGTTTCAGCATGGTACATGTTTCCATGTTTTGCCTTCTTTTATGTTGAAAATTGTGCATCTATTCACCCCAATTGTTTTTCATATCCATCCGTTATCTAAATAAATTAGAAACCTTTCTCCAAAGTGATCCAACAAGAACGGATGTGATTGATCGAAAAAATCATGGATAATAACTTCTTTCTTTGTGAGAGTGGTTCTGGTACCTCGACCAATACTTTGAAGAGTCATAATTTCTGACTTGCCTCCGGCAGCATTGATTACTACATTTAATTCAGGTATTGATATGCCCTCCCGCCATGTAGCTGTGGCAATGACACTTCGAATATGTCCTTCATTAAGAGCTTGTTTAGCAAGAAGTCGGTTTTCTGATTCTGTTGCTCCTTGCACAAAGACAGTATCAAGACCACAATGACGACACATAGACATAAGAAGTTCACCATGAGCAATGTGATTTACCATAACTAAGCAACCCATATTTTTCTTGGTGTATTCTTTTATCAAATCCACAATCATTTTATTCCGATCAAGTCTTCGGACAATCCCTTGTTCATAAACATCAGGATATTTTCTCAAATCTCGGATGCGCTGAAGTTTCGGGACTTTCATGATCTTGATCTTGATTTCTGCCATGAATCCCTGTTCCATGCCTTCATTGATTGAAAATTCTCCGATAAGAGGGCCTATGAGTGCCTCCATAGCTAACTTAGCCTCGGCATCGGTGGGCAAAGTAGCTGTTAGACCAATTCTTATCGGAGCAAAGACTTTGTGAAGTATCTCGGCATATTCTCCCCTTAAAGTGCTGAGGTGGTGGCTTTCATCAGTTATTACAATATCATAGGAGGTTCCAAGATCATCAGCTAAATCTTTGAATGATTGTCTTGTAGCCACAGTCAAGAATCTGCTATCTTCTTTTCTACCATCCCCGATTATACCAACAGCTTTCTTACCAAAGAATTTCTCAGCCTCATTAGTCGTTTGATAAAGTAAATCTTTCGTATGACACAACCACAAAACTTGGTCAACATCTTCTATAGAAGCGATAAGAGAAAGTCCTAAGAAGGTTTTTCCAGTTCCTGTTGGAGCTTTAAGGATTCCTCTTTCTGCGATAAGCACCTTGTTAATCAAATCCTGCTGAAATGGCCGAAGCTCTAATCCTTTCGGAAGAATTACTTCTTTTTTGGGAATTAAGAATTTCTCAGGAGGTGTGTAATCCACAGAAACTTTCTGCCGAGCAGCTTCTTGAAGAACCCGAGGAATCAAACCCGTAAAGAAAATGTGACCTTTAGCAGTTCTGCTAATGATCGTAGATTTAACACCCTCCATTCTGGTTTTCTTAAATGCCCCCTGTCTATACCAGACTGTCGGAAAAGATAAGGAATTTCTGACAAGTTCAGACAGAGCAGGGGACATTATAGATTCGATCGGATCTAAAAATCGCATCCAGTATTCAGGTTTCATTTTGCAACCTCTGATTGAGTTCTTTTATCACTTTCATCATAACATACTTTTCAGAAATATCAGAAAGATTTTTAGGATGTCAAGCAAGTAGTCATTTTCCTTGTGACTTTTGCTGTTTTTCGTTCATTCCATCCTAGTCTTTCTTTCATAACTTTAAGAAGTTCTCCTTTCTTTACTTTCCCGTTTGCTGTAAACATTTCTTCTGGAAGATTAAGAATGATTTCCGCAACAGTTCTACACTCTTGAGGCATCTTCCAGAACTTATCTTTTTCAATCAACAATGATTCTGGGGTGTCTACCATTTGCAATAAAGTTTCATTGTTTTGTAATACGATATTAGAAACGTCAAGATACTGCCCCCAATGAATTTCCGCAGCTCGTTCTACGATGTCCACTTGCTTCATACAGATTGCCTCCGAATGATTGTAGGTTTTTCTCTTTTGACTTGTCTACCGATAAATCGTTTAATGTCCCAGATAATAGATTTCTGCCTGCATCTTGAACAAGTAGGATCATCTTTATCTTGCCTTGCTAGGCAGATCGGGACGCTTAATTGACATTCATTTTTGGCACAATAAAAGATGTCGGCAAGACTGAAACGGTCACAGATTTTATCCGTTCCGTTCATCATTTTAAGTGCTATCACACAAAATCTGGTACCGTTAGTTCTTATTGAGGAACATTGATAAGTGGTACAATATTTGCATTGCATTATCCAGTCCTTTCTGAATTAGCTCTTTCTTTGGATTCTTCTTCTTCCACAAGTTTGATGATTGCCATTCTTGCAAAAACATTTCTTGAACAGGACAATCGTTTTGCTTGCCGCTGCACTCTTACCGCTATTGCATAAGGTAAACGGACATAGGAAATTAAATCTTTTCCTTCTTCAATGAATTCATCTCCGGCAATAGTTGTTTTAAAATCTCTCAGTGGACCAGTCGTCTGCATTTTTACCTCCTTATTGTTAATTTGGGTTTACTCGGATTATCTTCCAAGTCGCCAACGGGCGCACACATGTACTTGCGTAATATCTGAACCGACTCACCTTCTATGGCATAATCAATGGCATATTCTACATAGAAGTTAGGTTTTGCTTTCAAGATTTGCTCCGCAACATGGATAATTATTTCTAAAGACCTTCCCGATGTTTCCAAGGCTTTGACCAACACTTTAGAAATGTTTTCCTTTTCATGGTGAACGGATTCATCATCGTATTGCCGGTTATTTGTAGCCCTAAGGAGACGGTTGATTTCTTCCTCATAAAGGATTTCTCCTGAATTCTGGAGTTGCCTAACCATCCTTTTTATGACCGTAGGTCTAGGTTTTACAGTTATTTTTGGTTTAAGGACCTCCTCTTCGTCGTCATCAAAAAGCGATAGGGTTTTCAATTTTTGGAATCACCTCACTTTCACTGGTTAATATAACAATTTCTTGATTGTTTGTCAAGTTTTTGTTTTGGTTACTTTTTAGTATTCCGAGTAAGGATCAGGAACATCAACATCTATTTCCGCTTTCTTGTAAAAACGACAACCGTTACCTTTGTCAATTTCTTCAATATCCTCTTCGGTAATTTCTGCTCCTTCTACTTCATCAATGACACATTCAGACCAGTATTCGGTAGCAGTGGTTGAACCATAAGGATGTCTTTGTGACATTTCCTTTAAATATACGCATCCAGCACATTTATCCGGCATTTTCTTCTCCTTTCAAAAGACATGTTGAATAAAAATCAGGTTCTTTTTCTTCCAGATAACGATTGAAGAAAACCATAATTTCACAGGTTGTAGAAAATAAGGCGTCTTTACCAGCTTCTTCAAAAGTTTTTATTTGATCTTTGGTCAACATCAATTCAAGATCACCATCATTGTATTCAAAAATGATTCGGTAGTCATCATTGAAAGAAGCCATGTAAATACCTAATTCACAATCACCACTGAGGTCTTCAATTCGGCACCATCCGTGACAATTGTAAACATGATCTACCATTCTTTCCCATCCAGGATCATTTGGTGCAGTCAGTTTCATTATATTACCCTCTTCATATTGTGCCCGTCGATTTTCTTAGCCCAGTAAATCATGTCTTCCATTTTAGCAAATGCCTCTTCTTCAGTGACACCTCCCATGAAACCCGAGCAACCATTTCCTTCGTAATTGTATCCGAAATCATCTTGGTAAAGTGCATACCAATGTTTCTTTCCTCTACTTTCCCATCGAGCGATTGTTTTCATTTTTTACCTCAATATAGTTTAGAATCTCCGAGTCTTTTCCACAAAGCTCTGGTCCATCCAGTATTATGAATAGACATCCACAGTTCACCTTTCCCTTCACAGAGATCACAATGACTTTCTTTATCTCTGGGGAAAACAGCACCAAATCCTTTGCATCTTGGGCATTGTGCTTTTTTGGCGTTTTCCACAGTTACTTTAGATTTATTAAATACCTGACTCATACTCTCTCCTTTCTTTATTAGCAAGACTTGGGACTTGCTTGTAGCATTACACCGTCTTTCGACGGTGCCCTCTGCTATGGAAGTTTTGGTTCGTCTTTCATCAGTTCTTTCCAATAAGCATAAACAAAATCGTAATTTTTGGATAAGAACCACTCATTGTCTTTTTTTACCACATCAAGATTTTTGAAATCATAAATATGGTAATTCCCCGATGATCCTTGTCTTATTTCATACCTGTCTTTTGCCATTTTCACCTCCTTACATTATGTGTTTCACAAACCACCAAATCATTATTAGAATCACTAAGTTTTTCATTCACCTCCGTTAAAATATAATTCCCTCCTCTCTAAAGGAAAAGTAGTCAGTTCCTCCGATTATGATATGATCGTGAATCAAAATATCAAGAGGTTTGCAAACATCTTTGATGATATTGGTCATTCTTATGTCAGAATCAGAAGGTTTAATGTATCCTGACGGGTGATTGTGCACCATAATTATGGCACAAGCACCTGACAATATGGCATGTTTGATGACTTCTCTTGGAAACACAACCGCTTGATTAACCGTTCCCGTTATTACTTGCATACAGGTTAATTTGTTTTGGGCATCAAGATACAGGATCAGCATTTTCTCAATATCCGAATCTTGTAATTTCCGAACGAAGGAAAGAAGTTCATTGGTGCATGTGATAGTTTCTCCGTTGTAAGGAAAATCCTTTTCTTTGACTCGTTCCGTTTTCAAACTGTGGGCATACTGTGGATTTTTCATCTCTCTTTCTCCTTTTCTATTTCACCGACTTGGGACGGTGATTGTGCATTACTACGGCATTTCTGCCGCAGCCCTCTGAGTTATTCTACTTTTGTTAACCATTTTTCTGACACAAAAGACATATCTTCACCACATTCTTTACAGATAGGGATTCCTGAGCAAGCAATGTCGGAGTAGGTCACATTCTTTTGTGCAGGAACGTCACGACCTTCTTCAATACAAGCGGGACATAACCATTCTGAAACACTCATTCCTTTCACTCTTTCACCTCCAACAAGAAGATTTTTGACTTAGTGGAACAATCTTCATAGAAATCAGGTGGGAAAGAATAACCGATAAAATCACCTTTAGAATCAGCATCGACTTGACCAGGGTAGCAAGGACTGCATAAAGCACCTTTAAGAACCCATCTTGATCTTACTACCTGAGAATAGATTTCTCCGACCATAACAGAACATTCTGCCTCTTCGTCAGGTGCATATCCATATTGCAGAGATTCAAACCAATGCCAAGCTTCCTCTTTGTCGGTGACTTTCTTGAACCCGATTAACCAATCAAGTGTGTCACATTGGTCAATTTCAGGATTGATTATTTCTTCCAGAAGATTAACAGCTTTGGCAAGATTGTCTAATCCAGCTTCATCATAGATGGATGAAGACAGGATCTCATTGATCTTTTTCAACCGTTCTCCAACATAATCTTCAAGAGCGGATTCATACGCCAGATCAATACAATCATTAAGATCATCTAAAAGATAATCAACCTTATTATTCTGAAACACCCCTGTTGTTGGAACTTCTGAATCTACGGTTGCTCCATAGTGTGTTTTAATCATGACTTCACCTCCACAACATCAATGACTTCCACCCTATTGTGGTCAAGAACATCATCCCAATTCCAGTCTTTTGGATTAGAATGTTGCTGCAAATCCACATCGAATTCTAAAATTACACGGAATCTTTTTTTCATACTCTCTTTCCTCCTATGGTTTTATTGACCAGACTGGGAACTGGTCTGTAGCATTACACCCCTTACGGGGTGTCCTCTGCATTAAAGACTGTTTGGATCATCGTCATAATCGTAGGTAGCAAGAGGATAAATATCCCAGTTCGTTTCTGGAATAACTTCCTCGACGGGAATTTTTATTGCCTCCGACATCTTCTTTTGTCCTTTCTCTGAGAGATCATCCCAAAGAATTTCTACATGCTGCATCATATTAAACCTCCTTTTCTAAAGAATGATCTTCCATATTCATACCACCTATAAGTTCATAGATGGTATTACGTGATCTTGCGGTCATTTTAAGACAATCAATCCGAAGAAGACTGGAAGTGACAACTTTTGCACCTGGAAGAAATTTGGGATGATCAACAATTGTACCAGCTAAACAGACAAAAGAGACCCTCCAACTTCTTGGGTTATTAATGATTCTCCAATCTTTGATTTTAGCCTTTTGAAGTTTCTTACTCATAAACTTAAATCCTCCTTTTTACGCCAAGATGCAGCGGGAATTTCAATGAGTAAATCTTCTTTTCTGAACCAAGCAGATTCCCAGGGTGTCTGAAAAGAATGCCACGTTTTTGCAGGCTCATCAAATTCAACCAAGATGTAGTTTTCCCACATAGTATCTTGTTTCTTGATTTCCTTTATTACACCTGTTAAACCGTTTAGACATTCTACTGCACCTAAAGCCCATCTTTTAGGGTCATAGATGTAGATTTTCACTCTTTGTCCGATTTCCATATCTCACCTCACTTACCCGATCCTGTAAATACAGGATCAAGATATTCTAAGTCAGCAACCGGGATTTCAATTCCTTTAGATTTCCGATAATACGTTTTCTTTGGAGACCAAGAGTAACCAGTGGCTACATGAATAAGTCGATATTCATGGGCATTTTTTTCGTGCATCAACAGGACAAGTTTGTTTGAAGTGATTGAACTTTCTCCGATTTTAGCAACAAAAGACGGGGAACTGTGTTTAATGCAACCATTATAAGCAGAAGGTTCTGCTCCTTTAAAGTCCCCTAATGATTCAAAAAATCTTTGTTTAATTTGGAAAATTGTCCCTGATCTGAAATACCTCACTTGTTCTTCAAATGCTTCTGGAAACATAATTTCCAAAGTTCTTTTCGCTGTCGTACATTTTGATGCAGCTTCCAAAACTCTTTCTTTTGAAATTGTTAATTCCATAACTCTCTTTCCTCCTTAGTATTTTATTTGCCCAGACTTGGGACTGGGCTGTGCATTACACCGACTTTCGTCGGTGCCCTCTGCTTAGGTCTTTCTGTTAATGTCAGTTAGGAACTGCTGTGCTATTGGCAAAGTTTCAAAATCATCACCAAACAAGAATGAATTCTCCTTGTTGAAAAATCCTCTAATTGAATACTTGTTATCGAAGGAATTGGGAATAATTTTAAATTCCTTAATTTTCGACAAAACCACCATATTTGTCTTGTTTCGATTCCAAATCAACATTGTTGCCATTTCGTTTCTCCCTTCTCTTTCTTTTGTTGTGTATCTTTTATCACATTGTTAGAGATCGTGCGGCGACCGTCAATTGTGAGCGGTTGCCGTTACAGTTTATCAAGTAGTTAAGACGATTATTCAAGCATACGCCGATTTACATGAATCTGTATCTTATCCGGTAAATCATTAAAAGCAATTTTCTTACCGAGATGTTTGCCGATAATACATTTTCCGAATTGAGAAATTCCGAGTGACGGATGTTCTGGAAGATCATTCATACTGAGACACATATACAACCGTCTATTTGGATTCTTTGGATTTGGACGATTTTCTTTGAACACTATGGTATAGCGTTCAAACCAATCTTCGGTATCATAACAACCTTTAATTTTCATGATCACCACCCATAGCGTTTGAATGAAAACGCTACCTTTCCCATTTTCTGCTTGTCAGGATAAGAAAGCTGTTTGAAGATTTCATAAGCTTCTTTATCATCCCCATACATTGCCATATGATCGGCATCACAAACTATTTCAATAACATGACTTCGGGGAATAGTTTTGCCGCTGTCACAAGGAATACCAGAACATTCTAATGTATCAGAACCTATAATATCCCAGGTTCTGTTCATCATTCTGTAAATCCTTCCTTGCATTTCTACAGGAATTTCCTTAATTTTCATATACTCTCTCCTTTCTCTTTTTATTATCCGGACTTGGAACCGGATTGTAGCATTACTGTGACATTTCTGTCACAGTCCTCTGCATTACTCTATGGAATTTGCCCCATCAATGAAATCGTCAATTTCCTTTTCAAGCTCATTAAGTCGGTCATAAAGATCATCTTTTGTGATTCTGAGTTCTTCAAGAGGTTCTAATTCCTCTTTTAATTCAGCAATTTTAGTATCCAGATTGACAATTGAATCATCCAGACGTTTCCGCATATTTTCAAAATCGGTTTGCATTGACATGTTTTCCTCCTTAATCTTCATGATTGAAGTATGGTTTACCGTTCTTTTCCCAATAATAACCGTTTGGTCTGTCTGACAGATCACTGGGCTTGAGTCCAAGTTTCTCGTAATAGATGTCAGATTTTCTTGATGTTGACACCATCACACCACCTTCCATCATGAATCTGAAATCAAGATGGTGAGCATGGTTTTCGGCAGTTAAAGCATCACGATAACCTTCAAGATAGCCAAGAACCCAATACGGAACTTTGCCCATTTCTGCCTTTATCTTACCAAATTGTTCGTTAATGTCCGAAGAACGCAAACCACAATGTCTTGCTCTGCTGTAAAGATCAATCAATCGGCTTACAGCTTTCCTTCTCTTTGCTAAAGCAGTGGTGATTTTCATCTTTTCTCTCCCTTTCTCTTTTATTTATAACCAGACTGGGGACTGGTTCTGTGCATTACAGTGGGTGTTAAGCCCACTGCCCTCTGCTATGAAGCATTACCCCATAATTTGAGACGGGATTGGTTATCAATTGTTACCGCATTTCCAAGAAATACAAGTTTTTTGATTTCTTCCCAGAGCATTATTCCAGCAGCCGCTTGAAGTTTATCTTGATCGGTGCAGTTAAAACAATCTCTCATGGAAATTAATCGTGTTTCCGCATCTTTGATGCCTTGTTCACAATCTTCTAAGGTTATCATCTTTAAAGGACCTGTCATTAGATTCTCCCCCCTATTGCACGGGAATATGTTCTTTCCATAACCCTTGCAATAACGGGTTCAAGATCAATTCGCCTCAGTTCGCTTTTGACTTCATGGGTATTCCACTGGGTAAGGATAGAATTCAGACTCCAAAGATCAAGGGAAGAGCTATTGACGGCATTGGAAAGAAGCAGATTTGTGCCAATTTCCGGCAATGCTTCGATCTTGATCTTTTCAGCAGCCGAGAAAGGCAATTCATCCCAGATTTCATCATAAATATCTTTACTTATCTGAGTAGAAGCCCAGTTCTTCCAACTATCAACTTGTGTTCCGAAGATAGCAAGACCTCCGCTGATAGTCTCACCAAGATTGTTAAGAAAAAGGTTCTGAAGATGTCTCTTGGAAAACTGAGCCATACTCTTCCAGATACCCATACCATTGAGGCATTTTAGCTGCCATGCCCCGAACATTCCTTTGAGTTTTGTGCTAAGATCCAAAGACGAAAACACATCAACTTTCGGAATGATTGAATCAACAGCCCGAATTGCTGATGCCATATCAGGAAACCTGATTCCGATCTTCAGACGAGCACCTTCAAGATAAGTGTGAGGACACACCTGAATCTTGCCGTAATCAGTAAGCTGTCCGACAGAATTTTCGATCATGTGGACAATGTCTTCATACCGAACAACCTTATATGAATCACTGCAAATTCCAAAAGCCATTGCACCATTTCCCGTAAAAGCTTGATCGACAATAACCTTCTTGCCTTCATAGCGTTTCTTGTCTCGTCTTCCGAAATACAACGGTTCAAGAATAGGATCAGGAAAGTAAACTTTCGGATACCTTTCTCTGACATCACGGCGTTCATTTTCGGACAATTCGTAATCTAAACCCATTTCATTCATCGCTGCATTTTCCATTCTCTTTCTTCCTCCATTTGTTTTATTATGCTTAACCGGGCTTGGAACCGATTTGCAGCATTGCTACGGCATTTCTGCCGTAGTCCTCTGCTATTCAACTTCGGTTATTTCCATGTCAACAATTTCCGCATCTTCAATAACCACACTTTCATCGGGGGAAGTAAAATAGTAATCCAATTCATTGATTACTTCATGGGCATCTTGATTTTCCATTACAACGGTCAACCGAATATACATGTCTACATTTACTTTTTTTGGCACATTAACCTCCTATCTGGGCTGCTGCGGCAGCACCGTTATTACTGATGGGTCGAGAAAGATTCACCCGTTGACCGTCAGCTTTTCCCGAATGGTAAGCACCTACATCTCCTTTAAGGGAAGATGTTCTTCTGGTCACGGCATTAGGAAACATCTCCTTAAAAGCTTTATCAACACCATCTTTTTTGACAACCATCAACGCTTTACAATCAGAAGGAATAAACTGTTCCCGTCTCTGATAAAGATCCACAAGACGTTCACCGATTGTTGTGACTAATCCGTAACAGTAATTCCTCTTGGCATTCTTCAGATCAACCTTTCGTTTACCACTGCTTGTGTAAGTGGGACGAACATTATCGGCAGTTACGTTTTTCTGAGCCAAAGAATAAACTGTTCTTCGCAGATACTTGAAGAAGAACACGGCAATTTCCAGATCGTTCTTTGTTCCGACGAAACACATCTGCCATGATCCGTAAGGAAGCGGACCATCAAAGATTTTGCAATAAGTGTTGATAACCTTGCAATCAAAAGCTTTGGCAATCATGTAAGCCAACGTAGCTTCAAAGTCCACTTTGTTTGTGTCAGAACCATCAACGGTCATCTGCACAAAAGAGTCGGTGTCTTTGTTGACATCTCTCAGGTGAGCAAAGTCGATAGCGTAGTCGGACATTAATTTTGCTGCCATGTTAGCGGCTGCCTGTTGTTCATGAACATCACTGTTTTTTTCCGCATTGCCGAGTTCCAATAATTTCATAATCTTGCTGATAATATTGTTCCTCAATTCTTCCGTCATATCTCTCTTTCCTCCGTAGTTTGGTTTGATGCTTAATCGCATCACGGGACACACAATTCCTCCAAATTGTGCACCCCCCGATGAAATTATTTTGAAGGTGTGAACAAGAAGTAGAATCTCGGCATGTGTTGGAACATGAGAGTTCCTTTCATAAGATCCGATTTTCTGACTACTACGATAAAAGGAGCCATGAATCCTAGAACTTCAAAATCCATAGACAGTTCTTTTGTGTCCCATACTTGACCATATTCTTGTTCAAGACGGATTCTTTCATTCTCATCGGAACTAGATTCAACCCGATTGTTGATCTTGCTGACTAATTCCCTCCTAACTGCTTCTGTTTCATCTGGCATAATATGCTCTCTCCTTTCTCATTTTAAAATTGGGAAGTAAATTTCCCCGCAATACCTCAACGATGCTCTGTTGAGGTATTGAAGCGACTTTATTCCCATTCAGGGCCGAGTTTGTGATTGTGCCTTAAAGATAGAACAGCATCTACCTCATTATCTGCTTCCAACAGATAAATAGCCTCAAACTCCTCAAGTTCTGAGCAGTTATCCACACCAATTGTGTGTGTAATTACTCGGTTAGTCAATCTGTTTCCTGTGTCGATACAAATGAATTGAAAATGAAGCCTTGAAGGGTTTACTTGTTCAAGGTAATTGTTTGTTCGGGCTAAAACGTAAGTATCTTTGCCGATTTTGTAATGGTCACCCATTTTCCACTTTATCCAGTTCACGTTTGTCATCTGTTCTGGCATAAAGCACCTCCACCGTGAGCATAACGGAACATCTTCCACCAATCAGTATTACTTTGGATTTTTTGAATGGCTCGTTTCTCTGTTTCCTCATTTCGCTTACACTTGCGGCATAAGGTATTGACGACTCTCTCCTCTTTTCGGTGGTCACACATCTCTCCTTCTCCTTTCTCTCTAAAGGTTATTCCAGACTGGGGACTGGAATTGTGCATTACAAGAAGTCAGAAATTCTGACTTCTTGCCCTCTGCATTAAGGAATTTCTGACTTATTCAGCAACAACCGGAGCAGCAACAACCGTCAGATAGGCAATCAACGGAAGCATCTCTGCCGTCCTGCAATACGTTCCCTTTCTGATCGCATTAAGATGGGACGCAACACGACCCTTCGAAGCTTTCAGAGCCGGAGCTTCTTCACCACCGAAGTCAGCTTTTGCCAGTTCAACTATCATTTCAGCAACGGTCATTTCCGCTTTGATATAACCGTCAATGACAGTAGACTGAGGAGTTTTGCCGTCTTTGTTCACTCTTGCTGCTTTCGGACCCGAAGATTTTCTTGCTGCTTTCACGGGCTTACCAGGTCCTGCAAGAAACTTTGCACGGGCAACACAAGCAGCAAAAGACACCGGGAAATCCGATTCACAGGATTTGCAGTTATTTGCCGACGCATCGTAGCACGGACGATTAGAATCCCAATCAGAAGGATCCATACAGAAGTCACCGGGCATAGCAGGCTTTTCTGCTTTCACAACGGTAACAGAAGTTTCAGTTTTCGTCTCGGCAACGGGTTCTTCCGTCTTGGCTTCGACAACGGGCGTTTCCGCAACTACCGGTTCTTCGACTTTCTTAACCGGTGTCAAGGTTTTCTTTGCAATAGCCTTTTCCGCGTTCTTCTCATTTTTCGATTTACTCATTTCCTTCTCCTTTTCTCTTTTTATTTGGTTAGTGAGACATAATTGTCCCTATGACGGCGTAATCATTAGATTATTCCGTCAAAGTGAAAATTACATCGGTGAATAACGATAACGCCATTTAGCATCTACACGTTCGGAAAGCTCTTGTTCGATGAATGTAAAGGGTTTTCCTGTCTTTTTCTCAACCACATTCTGAAGTTTGGTTAGGGATTTCTCTAAGGATTTGTGTCTCCGAAAGCTGTTAGAAATTCTGCAATCCCATATTCTTAATCATCTGTTCAAGTTCGGCTTTTTTGCTTTTCTTTGCCTCTTTCAACAACTTAGAGGTTTTTCTTGCCTTCTTCTTGTTACCCTGGAACTGTTTCCTTGTCATATAAACCGTCCTTTCTTATACATTTTCCGAATGAGAAAATCAATTGTTTTTTCCATGATCCAATAAGCAGTCACAACCATCCCGAAAACAAGAATGAAATCAAACATTTCTAACCTCCTCACGGCAACTTTGAGCAAATTGTTTAATGAGCGTGGTTAACCGTTTATCAGCATCTTCCTTGGAAACTTTCTTTTTAAGTCTCCATTCAACTTCTCGCCATGTCCCGGCAATCTTTACTTCTTTAATCATTTCTCTCTCCTTTTCCTTTTATTGGTTAATCATTTCTTGAAAGTAATAACATTGTCCGTTTCCGCTTCTTCGGGAATACCATACTTGATTCTCATTTCAGCAACAAGTTCAAGATACCGGGGATAAGAAAACACTTCAAACCCGTTGTCGGCCGCTTCCATCATACGATCTTTAAGAGCTTGATGCTCCCGAGCAAATCCAATTATCGGACTCATTTGATCTGCAAACTCTTTGTTTTCCGGTGCATCCCAAATCTCTAAGAATTTACCATACCAATCAGTATGCTTCTTTCCATCAGAGCTTTGAAAATACATTTCTCCGGTCTTTTCATCATGACAAAAACCTTCTGGAAAAACATGATCTTTCAGAACAGTTACATTTCCCATCTCTCTTTCTCCTTTACCCGGTATTTGGACAGACTTTGGACTGCCCATGTGGGTTAATGTAAGTCAAGCACTACTATGCACTTACACCCATCACCATCTCTCTTCTCTTAGTGATTACGATTCCGCGTGGCTTCTTTGAATACCTTACGGATGGCTCTTTTCATCTTAATTTCTTCTTTTCTCGTCCGAGGTCGCTTCTTCATCTTCATTCTCCATCAGGTTTATTCTTCTAATCTACTGACATCATATTTCCGTTTTTTTGAGCACCAAACTGTTCATTCTTTCACGATCAGCTCCGGGAGTTTCAAACTGTTTCCCGAGAGAGAAATTATCTCTGTGATTTCCCGACCATCGAGTGTATCGTTTTACAACATCCTCGGCAGCTACTTTATTTGAATAATTTGTAGATGCCACTTCTGAATCATTCTTTCCCGGAGCAGTATTTGCGTTCAAGATCCATTTGGATATATCTGAAGTATCTCTTCCGGTCTTTTGATTCTTCAATCTTGGACGTGTGTAAATGTCCCAATCTCTTTCATAACCTTGGATTTCTATCATATCCCGAGGCTTCAGCAAATAATCTTTTTCGTGATAACGTCCCGAGGATTCAACTGTGATTTTCATAACAGCAGTAATTCCGTCCCATATCTCAAAGAACCTTTCGGGAAGATGCTTGAATCGTCTATCACGACAAAGATCCATTATACGGCATTTTGCTAACTCGTAGCGTTTAGCAGTCCGTAAGGGGAAATGCTCTATTCGCTTTCCCGCTCGGGTCTCTACTATTCTAAATCCATGCAATGCTATCTTCATATTATCTCCATTTTCTGATAAAATGATTCCCGAGAGTTATAAGAACCTCTCGGGAATCAAGTGAAAGATCGTAATAAAATTATTACGATCCAAAAGAGAAAAGAAAGAGAGTAAACCTTAAGGCCATCACGATTAGCTAAGCAACATGCTTCTCTTCTGAGACATCCATTTGGCGTATGGCGTTTCAAGCTCTGTTCTTATTGAGACTCTCCACGAAAAGGAATAACTGAGAACATTAACAATATTGTAAACTTGTCCCACTCGGCAGTAATTTTCTTTTCTGCCCTCGAGGCTTCTGACTCTTAGTGCGTGTTCCTTAAGGATTTTCGACTTATTGTTTCCGCTCGGCGCTTTTCTCGTTTTTAAATACGCGCTTTACAATCTTGCGTTCCCGGGGAAACATTACTGTCATTGATAAAAGCCGGGCTTTATATCAATCTATGTCAAAAAACATCTTCGTAGTCGCTGCTACGCTGTCCCAAGAGGACGGAAGTTTTGTCTCACAAACTCCGAATTTCTCTGTAATATCGAGAGCAGAAATTCGGGGTTCACTATGTTTTTTCAGTTTAATCATGTGAAAACGATAACAGAATCATGCTGGGGTGTCAAGAAAATAAAACAATTATTTTTTCAAGTAAGATCAACAACTTCCGCAGGTTTTCTGGGGCAAAAATAAGACAAATTGAACAAAACCAGGATAAACCGTGGATAACCAAGGAATAAAGAAAAATGGCATAAAAACCATTAAAATAAGAGAAAAACCAAGGAAAAGAAAAAGAAAAAGAAAAAGAAAATTTCCGGTATAATTAGTTTTCTGACAAAACCCATGGAATTTCCCACAAAGAAAACCATCAAGGTTTTCTGAATACTTTTTTGACGGTTACCACAAAAATAAGTAATAGATGAACAGAATTTCACAAAAGAAAAGATAACGCGGCAGAAACAAACGTCCGCTGTTTAAAAGCAGATTAAACACGGCCCAACAAGCTCTTGAAACAAGAAACAAAAGAATAACTAAGAACCATGGAAAAGAATAAAAACCAAAAAACCAAAAACCAAGGAACTATTAAAAAAGATTAAAACCAAAACCATGGAAAAGGGAAAGAAAAAAATCGGAAGAAAGAAAAATGAAAAGAAAAAACCATAACCAAGAATTATTAAAGAAAAGGAAAGGGAAGAAACAGTTGTAAGAGAAAGAGTAAATGTAATTGTTCTTAACCGGTAAAGTTATTGTTTAATTGTGGTATAAGGTTTGCTATTGTAGAGAATGGTAAGGATTAAAGAGAAGTAAAGTTATTTGAAGTAATTTTGAATAAAACCATATAAAACTGAGGTGACTCGGAGCCAATCCACCCACGTGGTCATGACTGCACGACCGACCCTAAAATTGGATCGGGCCATCATTCGGACATCAGCATGAATACAGAGCTTCTTGCAACAGACCCAACCCTTGGACTAGGGCAACCGATCCAAGGAATGGGCACTCCTTTCATAGGATTTCCGATTAAAGGTTTCCCTTTCACCCGTATAACCTTTTGTTAAATGGTTAATCTTTCCAAGGGAAGGATTGCTAACCTTCCCTTGCCTTTCAGCTTATTTTCATTAAAACTTGGATTGGGCAATCTCTTGTTTATGAAAATAAAACTGTTTATTATGGACATGGATCTACCAATCCATGGTTATTTGGTCAAAATTGATAAAAGGTTTTTTCATAAAAAAGGTTTTTTCATAAAGGTTTATGGATTTTTTGTTAATTTTTATTAAATGACCCTGCTATTCCATCAAATTAAATTTAAGAATTTACCGGGAATTTTTACGGAAATTAAACATTTCAGGCCCTTTTTGATAAAGAGCAGAGTTCCCTTCTAAAAAATTAAATATTAGGTTTTATATTAAATTGCTTATTCCATGGAATGTTTATTTAATTACCAAGAAAAGGAATCCAAAAGAAGGTTTATCCTTTTACCATTTAAAGGTTTTAAAAAGTTATATATATAAGTAAAAAATCCATGGTTAATAAACCTTTCATCCTTTATTGTTATAGATAACTTGTTTATTATGGTATAAGGAATAACTACCCTTATTCTATTTATGGTAATCGGTTGTTTGTCCTTTATTCTATTTATGGTAATCGGTCATACAACCTTAATCATTTAATAGTGACTATAATCCATGGAACGGGTAGTTATATAAGCACCTATCCAAGGGAAGGGTTGTTTATTCCTTTTTCAATGCGGATTATCTACTTGAAACGGAATGAGGGTTAATTTGCTAAAACGGATATGTCCGTACATGTGTGCATATAAGAAGGATTAATTTTAGAGTCGAGGGAAATGGATGGGTAGAGATTGTCTCAGTCTGCTGAAATAAAAGAATAATTGACAAAAAATTGAAAGTCTATATACTGCAATCGTGCTTGTTGCACGTGCTCTTTATTTATTAGACGCTTTAAATAAGCTGTAGAAGCTGATAAATAAAGACATTTGTTCTTTGACATAAGTAAATCTAATTGTTTGCAATAACTGAAATTGCTTAACTGCAATATTGCAAGTTATTGAGACAATTAACGAATAAAGAAAAGAGATATGAAATGAAAACGAATAAAACGAAGATCATTATCAGAAAAATCAGCAATGAAAATAAGTCTGTTTGTGATCTTTACAAAGTCGCTAAAAAGTCTGAAAAGTCGCTTGTCTCTATTGACGCAATGACGCGCGAAACATACGATTATAGCGCTTGTACGCAAGCGTACGCAGCAACTGCGTTTATAACTGCATTGCTTAAAGCGCAAGTATTGACACAAAGCGAACTAGAGAAGCTAGCTTGTCACGATAAGCTCGTTGCTGCGAAGATGTTATCGCTTGTCTGCAAGTATGATGTACGCTTCTACGAGAAGTCAACAAATAGACGTATGACGCATTTTGAAGTCGCTAAACGCATCGAGAGACATGCGACGAGTGATACAGCTAAGAAAATGAGTAAACGTATCGCATAGTGATGACAAGATATGAAAAAACATCTGCTTGTAAAAGAATTAAAAGCGTTATTATCTGATTTAAATGACGTAAGTAGTGAAGATGTCAAAGCTATTAACGATCATTTACATGATGATTATAGTATTACTACTTTTTATAATAGAGTAGTAATATTGCGAAAACATATAGCTTGTTATCTACGATAGCAAATAAAGCGTAGCAGATTGAATCTGCTACGCTTTTTTATTGTCTTGAATATAAGTATTAGTATTATATTATGTTATTACATATCATATGTATATACATATGATTATATGTTAGTATTATAACAGTATAATATAAAAGAATAATACATCAAACATTGTATATCATATCAGCATAATAACAAGCCCCATCGCATTATACTAATACTGTTTGTCTTGACGTGATACGTCAAGCTATATCTCAAAAGATTAGTGCAGACATCGAGATAGGGACCTCACCGTAAATTTTTTCCCAATTTTTTAGTCAAAATCAACAAAACCTTGGTTTCTAGCATATAAGCATAAACAAAAGCATTTAACCGCTCCACAAATTTTTTCCCAATTTTTTAGTCAAAATCAACAAAACCTTGGTTTCTTATTTTCTGTTCTTCTTTCTTACAGCTTTAAAGCTTCTTATACTTCTATGCACAACAGCGGACAATGCTTCACACCGTAAAATAAATGAGTTTATGAGTAAAGATATGTTTTTTACTCGGATTTAAACGTACCTATGTTAATTTCCGTATAATTAAGTTGACAAACCATGTAAGTTCTGTTACTTTCCTTTTAAACAGGAGGTGCAATCATGAGTCCGCTGAAATTAAAGATCGGAGACTTAGCGTTAGAGAAAGGTTTTGTCCGCAAAGATGTGGCATTATTTGCCTGGGATGGTATCCGTGATTGTTCGGATCATAACTGTCCCGTTGTTAATATGTGTAATTACCTGAAGCGTGGTAAGTGTGCAGTCCAGGTAAAGTATCTTGAAACCTTGTATAATTCCATCCTCGGCACATATAAGTACCTTGATGAAGCAATGCTCTTTAAGATAGGGATGCAGATTGTTCCCTTATATGTGCAGTTGATGAAGATGCAGATGGAAGAGTTGGCTTTGGAATCACCGATGATTGTAACCGAAAAAGGTGCTTTAGTGGTGCATCCGATATACCGGGAAATCCGTTCTACTCTTGCTTGTATTAATGGTTTGTGGAAAGATTTGGATTTAACCTTTGCTTTTCACGGGAAACCTAATCCTGGTTCTGGTAGTGGTTCTAGTGTTATTTCCGGTTCTGGGGATAATGAAAAAGGTGATCCGAATTATTATAAAACCATAACCGATAATAATGTTTCCATGAAAGGGATAATTCGATGAGTAAGATTATCCGGAAAAGGTTATCCAATATTGCTAGAGCCAACACACGTCGATTGATTAAAGCCACTAATCGGAATGTGTTTTCCGAGGATAAGATTTACACCGTGGACATCGACACCCTTGATCCTTATGTTCCTTATGTACCTTTGAATTACCAGGATGGTCCGGAAGGATTTATTAAATGGTGTGAGGATAAGGTTTCGATTCCGATTTATCCTGTCGGAGCTGTTATGGCCCAGTGGTGTCCGATCGGAAAATTACCAAAGGATATTAATCCAAAGACCGGAAAATCTTATGACAATATTTGGAATGAACAAAAAGAGATTTGTCGGTCTGCTTTGCGGATGGTTAACGGGGAATTTATCCACCGTTTGATTGTTCTCTGTTGGATGCGTGGAGAAGGCAAAAGTCTTCTTGCTTGTCTTATTCAGCTATGGAAGTTCTTTAATTGGTCAAAGCAGCAGATAGTCCTCGGAGCAAACTCCAAAGAACAAATCACCTTTGTTCATTTTGACATCATAAAAGACATCATTATTAATTCGCCGCCATTACTTAGTGCCATTGGTAAACGGAATATTCTTGAAAAGAAGATTCGTTTAACTGATGACCAAGGTAATGATGTTTCTGTTATTCGGGCTATTTCTTCTTTCTCGGGAATTGTTTCTAATATTACCGGATATACATTCTCTGAAATCTTTGACATGAAGAATCCAAAGTTCTTTGTCCAGCTTGATGGTTCTATTCGTAACATACCAAATGCTTTTGGTGTCATTGACTCCACTGTTTCTGCAAAGACTCATATCCTTTACAATCTGTTTGATGCTTACATTCATCGGAAAGATCCATCTTTGTTCTTTAGTTATCGGTTTAGTAAAGAAGGTTCTGCTGCCGATTACTGGAACCCCAATATGTCACAAGCACAACTTGACGCATATAGATCAAAGTTTCCTCTTGGTGATTACGAAAGATATTTCTTGAACACATGGAGTTCCGGGTCTTTGCGTGTTTTTACCGAAGAGACTATTGAAGCTATGAATTATCTTGGAATTGATGGAGCTGTTGGTAACAGCACTTCTCTTATGAAAGCCTGCGAAGAGAAAATTAAATTGGAAGACGCCATTAAGTCTTTTGAGGAAACCAGAAGACAAGCGGATGACCATGCTCTTATCCATATTCGAGATATTAAAAAGAGGATGCTACCGATGGCAATGGAAAACTATATCAGTTTAAGAGATGAAGGTGGTTTTCCGATTATGGCTACTTTAGATGACTTGGAAAAGATAGGTTCTCTTCTTGATACAAAATGGGCTATTCTTGCTGGTCTTGATAGAGCTGATCCGATGAAGATCACAAATCATGGAGCAAAAACAGTTTTTGTCTGTATTGCTAAAGGTCTTCCTGGCAGTGGTTCTCGACCATTTTTAATTGATTCAGGGGCTGTTCCAAATTACGTTTATATAATACTCCACATAGTAAATGTTGAAACTCATAGTCTGGCGGATATTAAAGATTTGGTTATGGCTGTTCATGGTGAATTTGGCGGTCTTGATAAGCTTTGTGGTGAGCGGTGGGGTATTTGGGATTTAGTACCTTGGTGTGAAGAACAAGGTATTCCGTTTGAAGCAATCTTTCCTACGTATGATAAACAGAAAGCCGCTTTTAGTGAACTTTATTTGACAGCTACTGGTGCTCGAATTAAATGCCCTCCGATTGGTGTGTGGGGGGCTAAAGAAACAGATTTGTTCAGAGAAGAAGCCAGAGTCTTTTACCACGATCCTGCTAAACATTGGTTTGGTTCTCCTGAGAAAATGGAAAAGAACGGAATCCAGGATGACTGTATGTTTAGCATTGCTTGGTGTATTTATGGTGGTAGGGAAATATCAGCCAATGATTTTAAAGAAAGAAGAGCCGATAGATATTTCGGAACCATGATCAAGGAAGTGGTTACTTTAGGAGCTTGGTAAATAAAATATTTCTTGCATTTTGGGGAAATTTTTGATATAAAGACAGAAAATTGAAGAAAAATAGAAGTTTTTGATGATTTTGGAGGTATTTCCATGAAAAATAATGCAAATCAGATGTCTATTATGACTTCTGCGTTAGAAAAACTTACGGATGAAGAATTATCTTCATTAAGGTTGGCCATGCCCTGGCAATATGACGCAACTGGTGAAGAAGGCGGAAAAGATGAAGATGGTTTTTCCACAGTTACTGGTTTTGTTGATGGTGTAGAAGATAGGGCAAGACTTCAAAAGATTTGTTGGTCAAAATTCAATAAAAGTCCGTTTGTAGGAACTGCTGTCAGAGGTCAAGTAGGAAGATTAACTGGTTTTGGATTTGAAATATCCTCAGATATTCCAGAAATTAATGATGCTGTAGTGGACACAGAGTTTGATCCTCGAAATCGTCTTTATTCGTATTGGCCCAAGTTTGTAGGCAGAGCCGTTATTGAAGGAGAACTTTTTCTTCTTCTTACAGCCCATCCAGATGGTTTCATCGAAGTTGACTTTATTGATCCTGCAAACATCACAGGTGGTGGAGAAGATGGAGTTCTTTATCATCCAGAAAAAGCAACAATGCCTTTGTTTTACTATGTCACTCCTAAATACACAGAAGGATTGTTTGACAAAGGAGTGGTGATGGTGCCGTCAATCTTTATGGCTTATTATCCTGAATTGCTGAAGGTTGCTAAAAAGACAAATAATTTCAATGAGGAACAAACAAAATCATCGAAAAGTCCTAAAAATATGTATAACGGTATTGGTGGTTTTCAGAGATTCATTGTTTCTTGGGATAGGTCTTTCATCACCCATCGTAATATCTCTTACCTTCGTACAGTTATTGAATGGCTCAACCATTACGAGAATCTAAAGAAGTATGAAATAGACCATAAGAAATCATCTGGCGCTTATGTTTGGGTTGTTTCTATTGAAGATCCTAAAGCTTTTCGTACTTGGCTTAGTCTTACCGATGAAGAAAGACGTAAGACGGGCATCATGGCTAAGAAAACACCGGGCAGCACACTTGTTCTTCCTCCTGGTATGACCATAGAAGCCCACTCTCCAAAACTTCCTTCAATCAGTGATTCAGACACAGACATCTTGCATATGGTGACCGGAGGTCTTAATGAGCCTGAAGATGTCTCTACTGGTCAGAGTAAAGGAACCTTTGCTTCCGTTAAAGCTTCACGTGGTCCGATGTCGGATCGTATCTCGGATGAAATCGCCTTTTTTGATCGTTTTCTAAAGTATGACTTCTATAGAGCAGTCTTCTATTTAAAAGCGGCAGTGAGCAATTTCCCGCGTTTATTCACTACAAAAGAAGCTGTAGATTACAAAGCAAAGAAGCCCATTTTTAAAGATGTTGAAAGAGCACCAGAGTTTTTGATTGATATTACATACCCAGTTTCTCAGGTGGATGATGCCGAAACAAGAGCAAGAGCATTCTTGGGTGTTAAACACGGTTCTGTTTATGATAATCTTGGTATTCCCAATGAAGAGATTGCAAAGAAACTCGGATTTGGTAATTACCGCAGACTCAGACTTGCCCAGGCTACTGAGGAAGAGAAATACCCTGAATTGACTCCAGCTATTGATGAAGGTGGAGAACAGATGGATCAACAAGGTCTGAAACCTAAGAAACCAGTTATTGATCCTAAAACAGGTAAACCTGCTGAACCAGTAGCACCTGTAAAACCTGTTGTACCGGTAAAGAAAGTAATTGTTAAAAAACCTATTGCCAAATAATCTTCGGAAGGAGAATAGCATGTTTAAAAAAATAGGAAAGAATTGCAACATCAGTCCTCGGGCACAGTTTTACAGTCCCGAGAAGATCGAAATTGGCGACAATGTTCGTATAGACGATTTTTCCGTATTGTCTGGAGGAAGTGGATTAAAGATTGGTAGCCACATCCACATTGCTTGTTATGTTTCAATGTTTGCAGGATCAGGAATAGAAATCGGTGATTTCTGTCAATTCGGTGCTTACACCATCCTATTGTCTGAATCTGATGATTTCAGTGGTCGTTCTTTGATTGGTCCTCAAGTTCCCATGAAATACAAACCTGAGTACAAAAGAGGTAAACCAATCATATTGGAAGATCATGTGACGTTTGGTTCTAAATGCACTGTTCTTCCTGGTGTAACTTTGAAAGAAGGTTCTATTTTTGGTGCTCACACATTGGTAACTAAAGATTGTGCTGCATGGATGATTTATGTTGGTGCTCCTGCTCGTAGAATAGGTGGAAGAGATAGAAAAATGTTGGAATTGGCAGATCAGTTTTTGAAAGAATGGTCAGCTAATGAACATAGCTAATCCTCATAAAATCACGGCAGATTTTGAAAAAGCTTTGTCAGAGTACACAGGTGCTCCTTATGTAGTTGCATTGGATAACCAAAGCAACGCTTTGTTTCTCGCTTTGATGTTTGACAATATTAAAGGAAAAGAAATCACAATTCCGGCAAGAACATATCCTTCTGTACCATGTGAAATCATACATGCAGGAGGCTTTGTTAAATTTAGACCTGTTGAAGGAAAGACTTTAAAAGGAGCTTACCAATTAGAAGGATCGAGAGTTTGGGATTCTGCATTAAGATTCACTCATAATATGTACATCCCTGATTCCTATATGTGCTTGTCATTCACTGGGCCTTATAAGCATTTTCGATTATCTAAAGGAGGAGCCATTCTTACGGACAATCATGAGGCTTATTTATGGTTCAAAAGATCAAGATTTAGTGGTAGGAGAGAGTGTAGCTATCACGATGACTTTTTTGATATGCTTGGGTATAATTTTTATATGATGCCCGAACTTGCTGCAAGAGGGTTGCTTTTGATGGGGCAGTTTTACGACATACAAGAACAACCTATCCATAATGAAGATAAAGAATGGCCTTATCCTGACCTTTCTGTTTATCCTATTTACCAGAGGAGATAATGAAATCTTATTTAATACATACTTACAATTGGGATGATGCTTCAGCCGGTAACATAGTTTTGCATAAATTAGCATTTGCTTTATGGAAAAGATTTCCGAATAATGTTTTTGTGTTGGCTGATGATCAAAATGGAATGAATATTCCTACTATTCACCAGTGCAAAGAGGATCTAAATACTTGCATAGCTGTTTATCCGGAAGTCATTGCAGGCAATCCCTTCAATAGTAGCACAGTTGTACGGTATCTTTTGAATATACCTGGTGTTATCGGAGGACCTTCTACTTTTCCGAAATCAGACATTTTATTTGCTTATTCAGGTATTTTTAATAGTCGGATAGGATTACCAAAAGATAGGATTCTTTACGCACCTTGTTTGAATACTGAAAGGTTCAGAGACAAAGGTTTTATAAGAACAAAAGCTTTTTATTATAAAGGCAAAGGACTAGCAAAATTTGCTCTAGGTGTGGATCAGTTGCCTGTAGGAACTGCTTTTAGAGGGAATGAGAAACAAGAGGAATTAGTAAATCTTTTAAATCATACCGCTATTCTTTTTAGTTATGATTGTGTGACTGCCATGAATGAAGTGGCAAGACTTTGCGGTTGTCCAGTTGTTCTTATGCCCAATGATCAATGGTCAAGAGAAGATTGTTTGCTGCTTGATACTTGGGAAGCAGGAGGCATGGGATATGGATTAGAGGAGATGAATTATGCAAAAAATACCATCAGTAGTAAAAAACTTAAAGAAAGGTATGACGAATTAGAAATAAGATTCCAGAAACAATTGGATAATTTCATATCCGTCACACAGGGTTAATAATGGATTCACTTATAACAGGAATTACAGTTTGCAGCAACACCAAAGATTTAATGAAAAGAGCTTATGATTCTGTTAGAAAGTTTCACCCAAATATGAAAATAATCATCATAGATGGTTCTAATGATACCGATCCTTGTTATTCGTATGTTTCTTCTTTAATTTCCGAAAAAACAATGTGTTTGCAAGTTGAATATAATATAGGTCATGGAAGAGGAATGTGCACAGGCATTCATTATTCTGAAACTCCATATGCTCTCATATTTGATTCAGATATTGAAATGCTTAAATCCCCGGTACATGGGATGTTAGAAATGATGGAAGATGATACATTTGGTGTCGGGTATTGTGAAACAACTGGTTATGATGGTTATGACTATGGTGTAAATGCTCACCATCATCAAGAACCAGGAATGAAATATCTTCACCCATACTTTCATTTGTTGCAAGTTAAAGAATATAGGAAATATTATCCTTACGTTCATCACGGAGCACCTTGTTTTTTAACAATGATGGATATCCATAAAAGAGGATTATCAGATAAAGTAATAAAAGTATTTCCAGGACTTGGTCATTCAACAGGTAACGGTTATTCTTGGACAAGTGCTCCAAGAGAATATGTTCGACACGATATAGCCGGAACGAGAACCGCAAGAAGAATTAAAAATCTTTCAGAAATTGAAGGTGCTTGGGAAAGATATGAGGGACAAATTTGATTACAGCCATCACCCCAACAGGAAATCGTGAAGAAGCTTTTAAACTTTGTAGAAAATGGACGTCTTCTCAAACAATACCGATTGATCAATGGATTGTTGTTGATGATGGTGCTATTCCTTTACCAGAAGATTTAAGAAAAGGAGTAGATTACATAAGAAGAGAACCAAAACAAAATGAAGGACATACCCTTATTCTTAATCTTAAAGAGGCTCTTCCTTTTATAAAGGGAGACAAAATACTGATTATTGAAGATGATGATTGGTATGGCCCTGATTATGTCCGAACAATGTCTCAATATTTGAGCAAATATAGTTTAGTGGGGGAAGGACATGCTCGATATTATCTTGTGCCTACTTTGCAGTACCGAAGAATACCTAATACAAAACACGCCAGTCTTTGTCAAACAGGGTTTAGAAGAGAATTGTTGCCGGTTTTTGAACAGTGTTTTCCAGGTAATCCTTATTTAGATGCTCGTTTTTGGGAAACTATTAATACCAATAAATTTATTTTTACTGATTTGGAAGACAAATTGAAGTTGCATTGTTCTACTAAAGGATTAAAAGGGAGAAAAGGAATAGGAACTGGTCATGATGCTAATTCTAAATATTATCGGGTAGATGATAAATTATCCATTTTAATAAAGTGGGTTGGTTTAGAAAATGCTAAACTTTATATGCAGCATGTAGGACAAAGTTTAAAAAGTGCTTTACTTATAGAAGCACCTAAATCAAAAATGAACAGAGCATTTGTACAACCAGTTATAAAAAAGGCAGAAGAAGTTGCTGTTGTTACTTGCACCGGTGACAGACCTGAATCATTTGAGTTGTTAAGAATGTGGATGAATAAGCAGACAGTTAAACCAAAACAGTGGATTGTTGTTGATGATGGTAAAATTCCGATTAAAACAATTTTTGGTTTTGAATACCACAGAAGAGAACCGAAAGAAGGTGATTATCTTCATACCCTTTGTTTGAATTTTCCTTTAGCTTTGGAAAAAGTTAAATGTGAAAAAGTGATTATTATGGAGGATGATGATTGGTACCATCCGACCTATATTGATTACATGAGCAATCTTCTTGATAAAGCAGATTTGGTAGGTTTTGCTAATCTTATTTTCTATTACCCTTCTTTGCAGAAATACATGATTAAAGGAACAGCAAAACAACCAGCCCTTGCTCAAACTGCTTTCCGAAAAGAAATAATCCCAATAATACATAAAATTTGTAATACTGCACCTTCTAATTTTGAATTGTGTGGGAAAGGTCTTGTGGATGCTGAATTGTGGAAACATTCTTTAGATATGTTTAAAGAAGAAAGAGCAGTAAGATTGACAACATCATTAAAAATAACTTCCGGACAGGTTATTGGTAAAGGAACAATATTTTACCCACCCCTTCCATTAGGAATTATTAGACGGGCTGATAGAAGAAATGGAGCAGAATATGTGGTTAATAAAAATCCTACAAAAGGTCAAAAATTAATAGTGCGTTGCGAAGAGTATTTAACAGTGGGCATGAAAGGAATGTCTGGTAGAACAGGTTTGACAACCCATCATAATGTAGACAATGGAAAATATAAAGTAGATGTGAACAGTAACATGTTGAAATCTATACTGAAAGAAGATGCAAATTTTTATTTAAAATAATTTGTTTGACAGAAAGGACTTTTTCTGTTATTTGTCCTCATAATATCAGGAGGTTTTTTTATGAAAAAAGAAACTGTGAAAATATCAAAATCCGCATTACGTTTTACCGATACAGAAACTTTCGCAAAAGCAGCATCCTGTGAAGAAGGCAAACCTCGAAAACTTAGTATGGTAGCTTATTCAGGAAAGATCATAAAGAATCATTGGTTCTGGGATGATCTTGTTATTGACACTTCTGGTATTAAATTCGCCAAAAAAGAAATCCCCATTTTACATGATCATGATACAGATAGAAAAATAGGTTTCGGTGCGTTCATGGTCAATGATAAACACGAAGTGGTTTGTTCAGATTCCACATTCGTAGATACCCCTTTTGCAAATGAATTTATTAAGTTGTCCGATGAAGGTTACCCTTATGAAGCTTCTATTTACGGACGACCGAGTAAGATTCAGCGTATAGCAAAAGATGAAGAAACAGAAGTAAATGGTTTTAAGTTAAAAGGTCCGGGTACAGTCTGGCGTGAGTCAGTTTTAAAAGAGTGTTCAATTGTGACTTTCGGGGCAGATGCGAACACCAAATCGGCAGCCATGTCCGAAGACGAAGACGTGGTAATGGAAGTAGAACAGTCTCAAAAAATTGCAGAAAATAAGGAGGTTAACATGGATCTGGTAAAGCTGAAAGCCGAACATCCGGAACTGTTTGCCGAGATCGTTGCCCTTGGTAAGGTAGAAGCTGAAACAGCTTTTGCAGCCATTAAAGCAGGTCTTGATTCACAGATTGCGGGACTTACGGCTGACAACGAAAAGTTGACCGCTGATAACAAAGATGTCGTCACCCGAGTTCTTTCCCTG